TGCGTATGCGCGCAAGAAATAATACGCTTCCGCGTCTGCGCATCGGTTGGCCGCCTCGGCGACGGCGATGATGTGCCCTGCGGCAACCTCTATTGCGGTTGGAATTCTCATGGCTCTCTCTCCTTTGTATCGACTCATCAGTGCTGGCACTCACCAGCAGACCGGCTTTGAGGTTATCGCCGCCGGTTTCGTCGTTGGACTAGACCTGATGTCCCGCTTCGTATACGGCCAGCACCACCACTGCGCCATCGCGCATGCACAGGATTGTCGCTTGTCCGCGATACATCGACAGATTTCGTGCAACCTTGTGCGCATCTTCGATGGACTGTGCTGGCAGGGTCTGACCGTGTGCGTCTACGTAAAACATCGCTTTCCTCCTCGACTTGACTGGGTTAAGGCTCTCTCGCTTAACCTCATGTACGTAGTATATACCATTGTATATACTAGTGCAAGAGGAATATTGACCAATTTTCGACCAATTTTCAACGAGTTTTTCGTGGTATCATGATGGGGAATCACCCCACGTGACGACACCGAGCCCCGCACTGCCTGATAGTGCGGGGCTCGGTGTGATATATACATGTGGACATGTGTAGCCGATTGCTACGCTCACAGTATACCACAACGCCGCCCCATGTGGCGGGAGCGGCGTGGTGGCGAGTGTGAGTTGCCCATGAGCCGTGAGCACCTTTAGTATATCACGGCTGCACCGGCCATGTCGAGGCGTTCCACGCGAAATCCCCCATCAGATCACGCAGCTCCTGCCGATAGATGCGCCACTCCGTCACCGTCGGAGCGGGGAGCGGGCAATCGGCGAGCTGTGTCCAGTCGCAGGCACTCAGCCGCGCATTGCGCTCGGTGCGCACCATTTGCACGGCTTCGTCAGCACTAGGCACGTCCTCGAAGGGGTTATCGCCGATGTCTTCATACAGGTTTCCGAGGTCATCGGTGTACTGCGTAGTGAGCGATGCAATGTCATAGATGCGGTAGTACATAGGCTCTCCTATAAGCTGACGATATGCAAAATCGGCGAGGCATTGGCTGCGGTTTCAACGTTGACATCAAGCGTCACGTTGACGCTCGGCACCAGTTGCACACTCAACACATCGCCGGATGTGCAGTACAGCGTGGCACTCGTAATCATGTTCTGCCGGGTCGCGCTCCCGATCGGGCCGGTGTCGTGCACAACCGCGTTGCCACCGATGCGAAAGCGCGTAATCATCGTGGCAATCGCGGTGGCCACTTGGATTGCCAGCGTCACCTGATAGTAGCCCGATGCAGGGATAGTGATGTCCGTGCCCGACCACGTCATTCCACCGTATGCACGATTCTCCTGCTGCCACGTGATGACCGTGCCTGCTGTCGTCAGGCTCAGCGTGGCGGTGCGGGTCAGCGTGAGCGCACGGCGTGCAGTGCTCTCGATACGCTCGAGCCGCTCAAAGCGCCGCCGTGACTGTGCGTAGTCACTGAGGAGTGAGTCCGACATCGATTTCCTCGCTTCCGTCCGAGTTAGCGCGAATGGCCACGCTTAAAATCTTTCGTGTGTATAGGATGCCGCCCACATCGATGGACACGAGGTCGCCCAAAAAGTAATCGCGCCCGTAGCGCAGTCCCTGTGTCTGCGCAATCGCCACTTCGATGCGACTGCGCCTGCGCGTAGCCTCCTCCAGCGTGATGTCGCCGCGTTGCTGGTACTCAGCAAGCGTCGTCGAGTTCCGCGCATCCACCCACGTCTCACGCAGTCCAAGCCCCGTGGGGAGCGCGGTGGGACGCACGGAAAAAACGCGGTCGACCCCTTCGCCCTGTCCTCCGACAATCGCCGCGGTCGTATCGGTCACGGAATTGTATGAGGTCACGAGCGCACTAATTGAGCCATTGGGCACGCTGAAAATCACGCTGGCGGTGCGGTCGGTGCCGCGCTGTCCGAGGTACCACGTAAAGGCGTACGACGCCGGAGCGGTGTAGATGATGTCGAAGTCACCGCCGCCCACTTCCTGCACCGCCTGCATGGCAGACAGTACCACGTCCGCATGACATGCAATGCTGATGACGTTGCCCGTGCCTGCTGATGCCGCCGTGGTCGCACCACTCAGTACTCCGCTCAGCAGACGCCCGTTGCCCGTCGTAGCGCTGGCACCGAGGTTATAGTCAAACAACATTTTCAGCACGGTTTCTGCTGGAACCGCACTAAATGCACTGCGATTGGCCACGCCTGCGCGGTATGCCACGATGCGATCTGCGAGGAGGGCGATGAAGCCCACGGCGCGTATCGCGGTGATGTCGGAGTCGGTGACCGTGCGCCGCACCTCGCGGACGATGCCCGAAAACTCGCGGTACGATGCAATGCCCGCGTCGGGGTCTTGGCGGTACAGCTCCACAATGCTGTCCGCCGTGAGGTACTGCACGGCGTTGGCACTGGTCAGATACGAAATGCTGATGATGTCGATGCCGTTCACCACCCGGTTTGCACCAATCTCCAGCATATCGTCGCTATACGCCAGCCGCGTGCCCGCGCTGTCATAGATGATGACCGTATAGCTGACACTCATCCGAGCCTCGCGATGGTGCACCGTGCACGAGAGAGATTAAGTGCGCCGCCAGAGTCCTGATAGGTATAAAACTCCACGGTGTCACCCGCGACGAGTTCAAACTGCGTGGCCATCAGATATCGCGACGTGCCCGAGGTTCCAATCGCTGTGGCTGTGAACTGAGCGATGGTGTCAAGCTGGATAGCGGCGTTGATGGCGACCCAGCTTGAGCGATAGCCAGTCGCATTGTATGCAAGGCTGTATCCGCCCTGTAGGCTGTATACCCCCGACTCCTTGATGGTAAAAACGCCCGTGCCAGCTACGCCCGTCACGTAATCGGAGTTTGTCACCGAGCCGAACGTGATGACCGTGCTCGTGTTATTGGCGATGCTTTGATTGGTCGTGCGTGTTCCTACCGCCAGCGTACTACTTCCCACCGTCTTGACACGGCTGGAGGCAAAGCGATTATTTTCTGCCGTGATACTGGTGATGCTTCCGCCCGATGTCACGACCGTGGCAATCTTGATGTTCGGCTGTGCGGGCGTCGTGGAGTTCAGCGCCAGCCGCGTCGACTTCGCCGCCACGGTAGTGCCTGCCACTGAGCGTGACACTGCCAGCGCAGAAGCATCCTCGTTGGCGATGACGTACAGACCATACGTCGCCGAGCCCAGCGATGCAGTGGCGATAGATGCTGATGCGTCATTTTCGTACAAATACCCCTCGACTATCGCCGCGCCCGTATTCACCGCCAGCGTTGACGTGCCCGTACCTGTAGCTTCAAGCTTATTGAGGTACTGCAGGACACCGTTGCCCAGCGCTGCCTTCCAGATGGTCTTCAGTCGTGCATCGGTGTACCCACCGCTGATTCCGTCGCCCGTGCCCGTCGTGGGCCAAAACATACTTTGCTCTGCCATGCCTATACTCCTGTATATCGTGTGTAGTACGTGATATTAACCGTGCTCGCTGAGGTCGTCGTGGTGCCTGATACCGTGATGGTGTTGGTGCCGAGGATGATGGCAAAGTCCGCCAGCGCCGACCCGCTGGTGAGGTTTGCGATTTGATTAACGCCCGCTTGGTCGGTAACCGTCTTTTGCCCGTAGCGTAAGTCGAACGTCCACGTGTCGCCCACCACGATAGTGCCCGTCACGCCAATTGTATACCCCGTAGTGGTATGCGTGATGAGCAGGTCAGTAATCGGCCCCGTCACGCTGATGATGGGATACGAGATGAAGTCCCCGTCATACGTGAAGTTCAGCGTGGAGTTGATAGAGCTCGACCCAGCCGTCCATGGAATGGTCAGCGGAACGGGCGTGGGCGTGCCAGTAATCGTCGGAGTTTGCGCCGCGTTGACGATGGTGGGGTCATACCACGTCGGGTCAGCGGCACGGAGTTGCACCACCGTACGAATATGATAGCCGCTTTGTGGGTCTTGGTTGAAATCCAGCCCGCCCATGGGCACCACGAGGATAGCACGGTCGTACAAGTCGGTCGTCACTCTGAGGATGCCCGCGCCGTTGGCTGGCGTAAAAATCTTGACCAGCCCTTTGCGTGCGGTATATCCCGCGTCCATCGTCATGGCCTCCACGAGGAGCGGGAGCTGAATGACGCGAGGATTGAGCCGGTATCCTACATCGGTATCGCCCTGCTGCAGTGGCCCGCGCTGTGTGATGCGCTGAATAGGCGCCATGCCAAAGCCTTGGTCACCCAAGTACTTGATGGTGATGCCAAGCCCGGCGTTGATGCCGTTCAGGTCATAGGTGACGCCTGCGGTGGTGTAGGTGATGCTGTATGCCATTAGGCGACCCCTCCTGCCAGTAACTGCATGGCGCGCAAATCAGTGGTAATCGAAGACTGACTTTGCGTCGTTTGATAGTTCGCATTCAGGTAGAAATTTTGCACGTTGCTTGATTCCACCGCCGCCGTGCGTGCCATCGCCGCCGACCGCTCGACCAGCGGGACACCCGATGCGAGCCCTGCAGCCAAGCCCTGCGTGAGCGGCGCGCTGATGGCGTCCGACATCAACTTACTCGTCGCACTGCGAATCCCGAGCATGTCCTTGATGCGATTGATGGCGGCGTCGATGACGTCCCGAAGTGCTTTTTCCACTGCCGCCTTTGCCTGCGCGATGCCCTGCGCAATGCCGCCGACGATGCTCCTGCCAAGGTTTATCGCCGAGGTCAGCACGTCGTTGATGAAGTTTCTCAGCCGCGTGTTGATGTCGGTCAGGATGCGTGACACCACTGCGTAGATGTCGGAAAAGACGGTGGTGATAATGGTGCGCACCGTCGTAAAGGCTCCGGCAAAATCGCCAGTGAGAAGCTGAGACAGCGCGGTAAAGATGGCCGCCATCTTCGGATACACATAGTTGAAAATCGGAGTCATTGCCTCGGCAAAAATTTTGATGCCGTCCACAATGTAGCTAAAGGCGATGCCCAGTCCGCGCAGAGCGAGGATAGTGGCATCGATGGCGGCGATGAACACCACTTCGAGCACAGAGGCGACTTGGCCAAGCCAGTTCTGCACCGCCGGATCACTGGCAAGCTCGGTGACATCAGCGAAGAGCGAGGTGAGCGTTGCCCACACCTGCTTGCCCAGCTCAATCAGCTTTTGCAGGACAGGCTGTGATTCGACAAACCGCATGATGCTCTGCTTGACGCCGTCAAGCGATGCCATGACACCGCCGCTGTCGCTGATGCGCTGAAAAAATGCGCCGATGCGTGCGGTGACGTCTTGAATAATCGGTAGAACCTGACTAGAAAAGACCGTGGTCATTTCGCTCAAAAGTGGCAGAAGCGCATCGCCGATGGCGCCTTTTGCGTCCTCAATTTTCTCCTGCATCACCACCATCTGTCCGGCAAAGGTCTGCGCCGCCGCCGCACCGCTTCCGCCAAATTGCCTTTCAAGCTCTGACAGGATGATGCGCTGGGCTTCTGCCATTTTGCCCGTTTCGACCAGTGCTTTTACCTGCTCCTTCTGCTGTTCGGTGAAGCTGACACCGACACGAGTAAGTGCCGTGATACCTTCTGCAGGGTCGTTCAGTGCCTTACCGACCTGCACCGCCGAGCTCTGCAGGTCTTGCCCCATGGCTTGACTGAGGTCGACAATGGCGGCGGTGGCGTCGGCAAACTCAAACTCTTTAATGTTAGTGAAGGTCAGTAAGACGTTTTGCGCGCTGAGGATTTGGTCATCGGTAAACAGGCTTTGCCCGCTCACCGCCGACAAGTTGCGCGCAAGCGTCTCGAGTTCCTGTGACGTGACGCCGACGGCGCCGCCGGTGGAGCGGAGCACCGCCTCGGTCTGAGCGAGTGCACTCTGATACTCAGCGGCACCCTGCACCGACGATTTGAAAAAGTCGACCGCGCCGGTAAATGCGCTTTTGCCGAATTCGAGCGCCAATTCGCCGATGCCGCGCAGTGCGCCGATGCCGATTTCACCAAGCGCACTAAAGCCCTTGCCCGCGCTCTTGGCACTGCTGGCAACGTTGTCGACACTCCCCGCCACCTTGTCGGCGACGGGGCTCACTTCGTCTTCGCCTTTAAATCGTATGATGACGGTCTCGGCCATTACTTCCTCTTCTTACTGCGGAGCTTCTGCACTTCGGCCTCGACCTCCATCATCGCGAGATGGCGGCGGACTTTGTGCCATGGGGGAAGCTGCGACGGTGGGCAGTGGTAGACATCGCGGCATAGGATGAGCTCAAGGTACTCATATGGCATCGGCCCATCTGTCCACAAATGCTCCATCGTCGCTAACCGGATTTTCCCAGGTCGCCCTCTTCCACCGCCGCCATGATCCGCACGGCAAGCTGCGCGGCGTGCTTCGCTTTGATGCGCTCTACGGGGTTGCCGTCTGCATCGGTCACACAGCGCATGAGCACTGCGTTGATGCGCCGGAAATCGTTGGCTTTCATCGCCTCGCTCAGCTCAATCACATCATCAAAAAAGATTTGGTCAGAGTCTACGATGTATTCCATGTGGGACACTCCTGTATGCGGGACACAAAGATACTGGCGAGGCGGTGTGGTGTCCCGTCACACCGCCCAGCCCTGCTATGCGGCGTAGCCGATGCCCGGCGCCATCACAGTCAGCGATGCAAGCACGGGGCCTGCACCCTCTGCGGCGACCGCGGGATAGGTGATGCTCGTGATATAGCCCCCAGCGGTGGTCTCGATCTGCTTGCCACTTGACCCCTTGGGCTCCCACTTGACCTGCACGAGGCTCCCCGCTTGGAATGCCGCCTCTGCAACTTCCCAAAGCTCAAGGGCAATCTCGGTGTACAGAAAATTCACCGTCACTTCTACGGGCTCCTCTTTGCCCAGCAGAATGATGGCGTTGTCGCCGTCGAAGGTATAGGCGGTCGCATTCGCGCGCGTCGCCGTGACGGCGTCCACGCTCTGTGCCTGTCCGCTGTAATCGATGTATGAGCCGGAAGCCACCTTGAGGCTCACGGCGGTTGCGGCGCCGGACACCGCTCCAATCGTCTGTGCCATGGTATTTTCTCCTATTGAACGATGTCGCTTGCCGTGAGGGTCGCGACGACTGCATCAAAAAATTGCCCCGACGCCGCTGGCCACTCCAGCACCTGACTGCGCAGGGATACATCGGTGATGACCCATGCGGAGTTGCTGGCTACGACCGAGCGAATCGCCTCGTGGTACGCCGCGAGGTATCCCTCGAGTGTCGGCGCGATGTCCATCAGCCCGATGCCAAGCGATGCGGGGCGAATCAGTGCGACATCCTGTATTGTCCACTCCGTGCGCATGACTGCACCCGAGCCGAAGGTCAGGCGCCGTGTCTGGCTGGACTGCACACCAATGGCGCTGATGATGCGACACGGCGTGGTGGCGATGTCGACCACGTTCTTCAGCGTCGCTCCTCTCAGGACGGTGTAGCTGTACCCTGTGATGGTCATCGCTTGCAAAGCGTCGAGAATGCTGTCGAGCTGGCTTCCCATGCTACGACCTCCGGATATACGGACGCAAAAGCTGGGCTACGCCTCGAGGCACACCGCTTGATACAAAAGCGCTGCCGTCGGCGCTGATGGTGACGTCTACTGAAGTTGGCGCCGAGCCCGTGCGCAGTCGGTACATATGCTCGCTCCAAGCGAGCGCTGCTCGATGAATGTCATCAGGCACGTTGAGGCTATACGACCACTTGCCTGCGATGGCCACCGCTCCTTCGGGGCTTCCACTGTACGTCCACGTCTTGTTGACGGCGGACTTGATGCGAATAAAGCTTGTCGGCTTGACGTTCAGTGGCAAAAGCACCACGTCGCCTGCCGCAATGCTGGTGCCGTCGCCGTTGGTGATGCTGGTAAGTTCCGCTAAGTCGTGACGCAGGTTTAGCGTGCGCCAATCCAGCAGGTCTCCGCTGTCCACCTCGAGGAGCGGTGTAAAGTAGTGCGTATGGCTTGCCGCCGGGCCGTGGTCTGACTCCGGCTCGAAGTGGCGGTGACAGTACGAG